ACCTGTTTTTCTCCGCTTCCTGCGAATTGTATTTCATAGCCTTGTCGGTTTGGGCTTCTTGCCATTTTCTCAATTCCTCAGCCTGTTGAGCGCTCCAAGCATTGTTAGCACTGGTGATACCTGAAATCTTAGATATATTGTTAGCGATGCCGTTAATAGCGGAAGAGGAGCCACCGCTGGCTCCTCTATTCGCCGTAACCGCACTACTAGCACCACTATCATAGACAGGACCACCGGGGAAAGGGCTCCAACCGGCACCATTCTTACCATACGATACGGGCATAATGCAACCTCCTTAATGATGGTCAATCAGACCGGGAATGCTGTACATGGGCATAGCACGGGTACACTTATTCCTGACAAAAATATCTGCCCAAAGCTGATTACTGTTCTCCTCACTGACCGCAATAACACGGTTGACAACAGCAGAATCTTCCTGAATCCAAGAATCAGACAGAGACGGGAGCTTGCTGTAATCGTCGCCAAGGTGCCAAACGTCAAGAGACTGGGGAGCTTGAGAACGCATCTCACCTGTTACACGATTGGGCTTATAACGATAGTCAGCCCATGCTTCCTGATAGCCAAATACCTCATCGTCAGTCTTACTACCCTGTGCATAGATCTCCTTGTTTAGCACCGCCTGTTCGCCAATATTGGCGAATACAGGCCAGTAATAATCAAGACGGCCTTTACGGGACCAGAAACGCTCTAGACCCTGCTGGTAGGTATGGTCATAACGGGCAACCATAACGCCAATGATAAAGCCATGCTCTACAAAGGACTTCTTGAAATCACTGTGAACATCGGTAGTCCGGGACTGGCCGGAAGGGTTACCTTGCGGGGTGCTATTAGCGGAAGTGCCGCTAGTCTGGTTAATCTCACTGATGACAATGGGGATACGGTTGCCGCCGAGATATTCGGGACGTTGCAAACGGGCATCCGGGGAGGTCACACCAAAGTGAGACTTCAAAACCTCAATATAGCGTGTACCACCTCTTGCGTCACGTTCATAGAGCTTCTGGACTTGGAAGGCAAGACGGAGTTGGTTAATGGTGGCCGTAGATACAACGCCATCATTAATAGCCCATAAATTAGTAGGAGCAACAAGCGAAGAAACACTTGCAGACACATTGAACATGCCTAAGTCATTACCGGGAAGCTGACCATTATAATTATCGCCTCCCAAATGCCAATTTGCACTTGATACACCGCCTTTAACATCGGTCCAAGTAGTAGCAACACTACCAACATTAGGAATTTTATCATCAAGAGACATAACCGGGTAATTAGCACCACCAGATACAGGGATGGTCACATCCTCAGATTTCTGAGGGGCTGGGAGACAGCTTGTGAAGTAGTCCCGGTACTTAGCGGCCTTGTAGGGGAGGCCGCCTTTTGCGACATCTGTCACAAATGTGCCAGTGTTCACACCAGCAACGGTTGCGTCGGTCAAGGGGATATTCAACGGGTCACAGAGGTTTTCATCTCTGAACCACTCATTACAAATCAAAGCGTATGCTCTAAAAGGAAGAGCGTTGACAGAGAGACCACTAACACCAGTAGGTACACCCATATAATCAGCAATAGTACCGATACTCCAACCACCAGAAGGAGCCGTAATCTGCGGGACTTCGTACTCTGTGGTGGGTATCCAAGCACTTTCGTTATTCTCTCCCATAAGCTCTTTCCAATGTTGCCAAACAATTCGATTGGGAACAAAGAAATAATAGGTATCAAGATACAGATTATCCATAATTGGAGTAAGTAAGGAAGGCATGCGAATAACTTTAGAGGTATCGATATCAAATGTGTCACCGGGCAACACCTCATCTACATAGAATGGAACAATGTCACCAACGTTGAAGCTTGTTTTTACAGAACTGTTTCTGTCAAACGTACTTCTTGACATATCTATTCTAGTAGGATTTAACGCAAAATGACTGTTAGTATTCCTATTCATATTATAGCTCCTATTTAGAATTAGATTTTTTATTTAGTTTTTAAAGTGGATGATTGTTTACAACCTAATCGGTTGAAACTTCGCCAGCGGGTGCAGTAGCGGCGCTGGTCGTTAGCGTCGGGGGCTGTTGTTCAGCTCCGCTATTGGGGACTGGTACTCCAAGCTTCTCAAGGAAGCCGGGTTTATCCATGCTGGCTATGAATTTATGGGGGTCGTGGTCGAACTTTGCACGGGTCTCGACTGGGAGGCGCATAAAGAAATGTTCGGCATCTGCAAGGGCTTGAAGGGCTTCTGCGTAGGTCCGGGGCAGGGTGGTGAAGTCGCCGTACATACCCTGGGCTTTAGAAAGGGCAGATAAATCTCCACGGGCACAGCGGTCTACAATGAGCTTGATATCACAAGAATCCTTGTGGGACTGGATATAGTCATACAGATTCTCCTTGCCTCTAGGCTCTAGATCTAGAGTGCCATTCTCATCGAACACAGGACCATAGAGGACTTTTTCAGGAGTGCCCGGATTGGTGTGAATCCGGGCGTGTGGCTCAAACTGATTGGCAAACTTAGGCATTTTTATCCTCCTCGCAGATAATATTGATAGTGGCATCAGACGGAGCAACCTTGGTAACGATATCAAATACTTCATGGGCCTTACGCATTGTACGATAAGGGCCAAAGGTATGGATACGGCCAAGACTGGCCATGCAGACGGAATAGCTAAACATGCTTCTTACCTCCTTACAAACAGGACTTAGCTTCCAGAATCAGGACAGGCATTTCCTCGGGGATGATATGGCCAGTATCACTGTCCCAAGTGCCTAGACGGTACAAAGAGAAGTCCTCGGCATGGGTGAACAGAACAGAATCGGAATTGATAACAGTGCTCTCAAAGGAGCGAGCGGCTACGGGGTCATTGGGCTGGATGGTGATAGACTGGAAACCTACCTTCACGTCACGGACGGCATAAATGTTGAACATCATAGTCTAATTCCTCCTCGATAGATTTTGGGGTCAATGTTGATAGCTTTGGCTTGGGATGCGGTTCTACGAAAGTAACGCTTGTCTTTCGCCCTGGGCTGTCTCTTTCTCATAACTTAGACCTCCTTAATGTCTTTACAGCCTCTTGTTTTACTTCCTCCTCAGTATCCAACATGTTCATATAACGCTTGTCGGTCTGGGAGAGCTTACAACGGGATATCTCTTTCGCTAGGTTTTTACGAGCTTCACGGAGCTTCTCTGATAGTTCGGGATTGTCTGTCTCTAACAGACGGTTGAAATAACGGGGCGGCCTGAACTTTACACCTCCTTGTCTGGTAGACACGTTTATATAATCGTAGTCATACAAACTGTCTAAATTGCTGTCATAGTAGCCTCTACCAATACCGGGTTTTCGTGACATTAAACTAAAAGGTGGCTCAATGTTGTGTTCTTTGTAGAAACTGGCTACCTCACCAGTTAGCTTTTTCGTAACATATCGGGCCACATATGCACAGGTTTCCCAAGAAACATTGGCTACTAGGACAAATCCTCTGGATGTAAGGGGAGTTATACTTTCCTTGCATCCTTGTATATATTGTAACACATTTTGGTAGACTTGTAAAGGCTTTTTCTCAACCTTTTCGTAAAGGTTTTGCAAGTTTTCTCCTTCGTCCCATACTTTTTGCAAACTTTTTGACCAATAGTAAGGATAGTTCTGGTCGGACATTCCATAAGGCTCTAAATCGTCCAATTTTAGGCCAAACAGGATAGCATGGTAATGAGGTCTATACGTTTTTGGACCATATTCTCCGGCCGCATAGAAGCGAATTTGCTGGTCTGGGAAGGCAAATCGCAACCTTTTCATGAATAACTGGTAATCACGCTTCCGCAGAGTTTGAACATCGCAAAACTCCCCTGTCGTTTGGTCGATATAGTGGGAAATAGGAACATGCCAGTCATTATAAGTCAGGGTCACAAAGTAAGCTGAATCATGCTCTTTCATTTCAAGCAAACAACGATTTGCCCACTGGCGTGAATACTCCAGTCGGCAACCAATACACTTCCCACAGGGAATTGTAATCAAGTGGGGGTCGTCAAGGAGCGGCTTCTCAGAACCAAAGATATGATACTTAGTCTTACCGTTCTTTGTCAGGTAGGGCTTACCTGTGCGGGGGTTGATATCTGGGATAGCCCAGAGGGGTTGATAACATGGCATTTAACGAAACCCTCCAACACACATATTCAGCAACAACAAAGCTATTTGAAGCACAATTACGAAGAAAATTAACTTCGCCAATCTCTCTGTCCACTTCATGTATTTACCTCCTTTGCTGTCACTCTGCCCATTATATCGAGAGGAATGGGCACGAGTGCTGACGCTTACTTACTGAAACCGCCCCCACGGGCGGAATTGCGAGACATACCTAACTCACTGAAAATATCATCTAAACCAATTGTCAAATCTTTACCAAAAACATTACCAATAGTCTTATCCAAAACACTACCGCTAAACTGAAGAGGATTATCCGGAAAATAATAAGCCATACTAAAGTCAGACTTAATTCCCATCTCTTTCAACTGCTTATTAACAGAAGCATTGATATTAGCGACATTCTCACTAGAAAGATAGCCTTTATCGGCGGCATACTTACTAGCCTCTGCATGGATAGTGGCGGCAATCTTAGTTGCGGCGGCATTTGCAAGACTGCCTTTCAGATTATTATCGCTAACATACCTTTGGGCGGCGGCGGAGATATTAGCGGTACTAAGGGCCGTCTGTGCGCTTATCTGATAACCTTTCAACTGGGTGGCAGAACTAAGTTCACCAAGATACTTGTTTACACTATTATACTTATCAGCAACCGCTAGGTTTGTCAAGGCCGATGTTGACATCTTCGAGAGTTCGGTGGTACTTGTAAGCATTGCGCCTAGCAAATTGACAAGAGCAGAGCTCCCGGAAGTGTCCGTGCTTCCCATCGCCCCACTTGGAGCGGAGGAAGACGCAGTCGCACCACTGGTAACACTCGCGCCGTTGCCACCCATCACACTTAATACCGGATTCAAACCAGCAGCTTTCAAATCGGCTATTTCCCTCTGATGGGCCGTGCTGGACATGTATTCCTGCCACGACCTGTTTTTCTCCGCTTCCTGCGAATTGTATTTCATAGCCTTGTCGGTTTGGGCTTCTTGCCATTTTCTCAATTCCTCAGCCTGTTGAGCGCTCCAAGCATTGTTAGCACTGGTGATACCTGAAAT